AAGTCCAGTTTCTGGGGATGTTTAGGCGGTCCGTTCTATTCCGATGCTTTAGGTGACATCAGTACCAAGGATGATGTCATGGTTTTGCATCGCTCATGGATTATGGAATGGGCAGAGTTAGATCACATCACCAACCGCAAACATGCCGGTCAAGTGAAGGCGTTCTTGTCGCAAGCTATTGACTTGCTCAGGGTGCCATATGGTAAGGCCGTTGAGGCATTTCCTAGGCGTGGCATTATTGTTGGCACCACCAACAAGACCACTGGATTCTTGGTTGATGAAACCGGAAACCGCCGTTTTTGGGTGATACCTACAACCAAAACACAAGTGGATCAAATTAACACCGCAGCGCTGCTGATGGAACGCGACGCGATCTGGTCCGCAGCTGTTCACGCATATCGAAATGGCGAAACTAATCGCTTGCCAGTTGCGATGGAACTTGCTGTTCAGCAGGAAAATGATACTTACATGATTGAATCGCCATGGCGGCTAGCTATCCTTACCTACTTAGCAGATCGGCGTTCCACTGATGTATTAACCTCGGAAGAGATCCTTGCAAAGGCTATACAAAAGCCGATGGAGCGCCAGACGAAAGTGGACCAGATGCAGGTTGCATCCATCCTTAAAGAGCTTGGTTGGACCAAACGCCGCGAATCATCCGGCAAGCGGCGCTGGTACTACCAGTTAGACGACCAACCTAAGGGCTAGACGACCAGACGCTTTGCGGCGCAGTGAATCTCAGCCGCCTAACCTCCGGTCCGACCTACCTCCCTTACAGAGTTACCCCACACCTCCCCCTCCCCTCTATTTACTTATTTTCTTTAAGAGGTTAGGTTGGTTAGACGGTCGGACAAACCCAGTCATACCAAGGCGTCTAACCTCGTCCAACCTCCAAATGCCCATGCAAGAGATCAAAATCCGCTTTGAAGCCACCGACCTGGCAGCTTTGGACCAGCAAGCCGATGCTGCTGGCACATCCCGTGCTGCGTTGATTCGTGACAGAGTGTTAAGGCGGCTGAGCACGGCGGAGTATCATGCGTTGGTGGCTGATGCATTTGCCGTTACCCATGGCAGCCTGCCTCGCCTGCAAGTTGAAACACTTGTCGCTTATGTCATCACCAGACTTGATCAACATCCCAGCCAAGCAGTCGCCGGTCATCAACCGACTACATGACTGCATGACCCAAGCGCTTGCCTATGCCGCGGCCATCCGCGACAATGCGCAAGACGACGGCCAGCCCATCCCCATGGATCTGGTCATCAGTTTTGAAGACGACTACAACAAAATCATTGCCTCACTCCATGAAGCTCATCACCTCGCAAGCTGATCTCGATCACTCCTTACGCACCATTGCACCAGCCGTTGGTGCTCGCAGCTCACATCCGATCCTTGACTGCTGCTTGATCACCGCTGCTAATGCCACTGCCACCATCACCGGCTTCAACCTCAACCTCGGCATCACCGTCACCATTCCGGCAGCCGTTAACGTTGCCGGTTCCATGGCGCTCCCGTATCGGCTCCTAGCTGGCCTTGTAAGCCGCATGGATGACACGGAGCCTGTGGAGGTCGCAGACGGCACTGTGAGCGCTTCTGGGGGCTCCTACGGCCTTGCTGGGCAGGATGCAGCCGATTACCCGGCAATGCCGGTTGTAGAGGCTCCTAGCGCTGACCTGGACATCACCGCTGGTGTGCGTGCCTGTCTCATGGCAGCCAGCACTGACGCATCCAAGCAGGTGTTACAAGGCGTTCACCTCGCCAATGGCTTCATGGAGGCCACCGATGGCCATCGGCTTATGCGTATGCCGGTAGCACTGCCGGATGGCATCGACCTGGTACTACCTGCCAGCACCATGAAGCTGCTACAAGACCGCACTGTCACCGTGGCAGCAGCATCTGGTCAGGCGGTCATCGATGCTGGTGATGGCATCACCATCTACAGCCGCATCTTGGATGGCACCTACCCCGACGTGGCAAAGCTCATCCCGCCAACTTTCAACACCGCTATTACCCTCGACCGTCACCGTTTCACCCGTTGCCTAGAGCGTGTTGCACTCATTGGCGAAATCGTCAAACTACTCATCGGTGACAATGGCACCATGATTATCAGTGCTGAAGCGGATGCCAGCAATGGCACCGAAGCCATCAAGTACACCGGCGCCACCGGCAAACTAGCATTAGCATTCAACGTGCATTACCTGCTTGATGGTCTAAAAGCATTCCGATCTTCTGAATCTGTTACACTATCGGCAAATGGCGCTATTACTCCCGTAGTTATCACGCCAGCCAATGCCTCAGATCAGACTTACCTGATTATGCCTGTGCAAATTCGCAATTGAAACCCGCACGCCGCCACTACAAGCTCAATGATGATGTGATCAACAAGGTGCGCTTTCTCTGTGAGTACGGCGCACCTCTTGAGCACATCGCGCCGGCTGTTGGTGTGACGTATGAGTCAATTCGGCAGTGGTTAGTTAACGCAAAAGGCCCTGATGCTACGCCACAGGAAGTTGCTCTTTCTGTGGCCATCCATGAAGGCCGCGCTAAAGGTGGTCTGCGGCTTGTTAGCAAGATTGCAGAATCTGCCGATAATGGCGACACCAAAGACGCGCAATGGTTGCTGACACATGCACCTGCATACCGCAGACATTACAGCGATAATGCAGCAGTTACCAGAGCATTTAGTGATGGTGTGCAAGCCGCAGTGCAAGGATTACAAGCTGCTGGATTAACACCAGACCAGGAACGTGCAGTGCTGCTGCAGATCAGCGCCCGCACGGGTGAGAAGCTACTTGCGGACAGCTGACCCGATCACCGCACGGCTGGCGCAGCTGCTGCTCGACCAGCAAGGTGGTGATGCGGTAGACGTTGCCAAACTGATCGCTCGCATTCGCGCTGACCTACACCCAGGCCAGCTTGCATTTGTTGATGACACCGCCACGCAGATCATTGGCATCTCCGCTGGCTTTGGCGCTGGCAAGACCCGTGCGTTATGCGCTAAAGCGGTGATGTTGGCCGCGGCCAACCAAGGCTTCATCGGTGCTGTGATGGAGCCAACTGGACCACTGATCCGCGACATCTGGCAAAACGACTTCGACGACTTCCTAGAGGCATATTCAATTCCTTACACCTTTCGCGCATCACCGTTGCCGGAATACATGCTGCACCTGCCAGGCGGTGATACCAAGATCCTATGTCGCAGCTTTGAAAACTGGTCACGCATCATCGGCTTGAACCTTGCATGGGCGCTGGCTGATGAGATCGACACCGTAACACCATCCATTGCCAATAAGGCATTTCCTAAAATCCTCGGTCGTCTGCGCAGCGGTAATGTCCGGCAATTTGCAGCAGCATCCACACCAGAAGGTTTTAGGTGGATGTGGAACACATTCGGCAGCGATGAGGCCAGACAGCGTAAAGATCGCCGGCTTGTCAAGCTGCGCACCAATGACAATCCACACCTGCCGCCGGACTTCATTGATCGGCTGCAGGCCAACTACGACCCGAACATGCTGCGTGCATATAGGGACGGAGAGTTTGTAAATCTCACCACGGGATGCGTCTATGACCGCTTCGATCGCGCCAAGCACGTCATCACCGACCTGCCGGACCTCGACCGCGAACCGCTCAGGGTTGGCGTTGACTTTAACGTTGGCAACATGTCGGCTGTTATCGGCATCCGCACTGCTAAAGGGCTGGTCATCATTGACGAGATCTCAGGCGCCCATGACACTGATGCCTTAGCGCAGGAAATCCGCAGGCGATACCCTGATCACCGCATCTACGCATATCCAGATGCATCAGGCGGTAATCGCAGTACCAATGCAGCGCAAACCGACATTCAAATCCTTGAGCAGTATGGTTTCAGTAATCAATCACCCAAAAGCAACCCGATGGTCCGTGACCGTGTTGCAGCAGTGCAAGCGCTACTAGAAAATGGCAAAGGTCAAGTCAGGCTTACCATTGCAGCCAGTTGCCGCAAGGTGATCGAGTGCCTAGAGCTGCAAAGCTACAACGAAAAAGGTGACCCCGATAAGGAAGGTGGCTATGACCACATGAACGACGCACTTGGCTACGTCATCTGGCGTGAATTTAACCCACTTCATGCAGGTGCTGGACGTGGGACCGGCGTAAGGCTATATTAGAGCCGCCCACCATTCACTACTCAAATGCTTACTGGTGCTGAACTGCTCGCTAAAGTCAAGGAGCTTGGCGACTGCAATAAATCCGATCTGGTACGTGGTTGCGGCTACGTGTCCATTCAAAAGGATGGCAGCGAACGCTTGAACTTCACAGCCTTCTACGAGGCACTGCTACAGGCTAAAGGTGTCAGCTTGACTGCTACCAAAAAAGCAGGCCGCAAACTTAGCTACAAGACTAAGGTGCAATTTAATGGCAACCTGATGGTTGGTAGCGCATACATTGCCGAGGCATTTAAGCCAGGTGATGAATTTGAGATCAAGGTAAGCCGCAACAGCGTTACACTGGTTGCAGCATGACATAAGAGATGTACACGGGTTTTAACTTCTACGACCGGCCTACGGCAGAGCGTAAGGTCACCCGTGTGCAGGATGCAAATACCGCATGGTATGCGCAGGAGATGCATTGGATTCTGATTGAGGATCTGATGCAAGGCACATATGGTATGCGGCGGAAACACCGCCGCTACCTGCCGCAAGAACCCCGCGAGCTGGATGAGTCATATGACAACCGCCTAGCACGCAGCGTGGTGCCGCCGTATTACCAGCGACTGGAGCGGTTGCTAGCTGGCATGTTGACACGCAAGCCAGTGCGGTTGGTGGATACCAGCGACACCATCACCGAGCAGCTATTTGACGTTGACCTGAACGGCAATGACCTAAACGTATGGACCTACGAAACTGCACGCAAGATGGTGCGTTATGGTCACGTTGGCACACTGGTAGATGCACCGCAAGATGGCGGCAGGCCATACTGGTGTACATATACACCTCGCCAGATTTTGGGCTGGCGCACTGAAGCAAAAGAAGGTAAGCAAGAGCTGACTATGCTCCGGCTGCAGGAAGTTGCCAGTATTCCTGATGGTGACTATAGCGAAAAAATAGTCGAGCAGGTGCGTGTGTTGATGCCAGGTGAATATCAGATTCACCAAAAGGATGATAAAGGCGACTTCCGCATCATTGATGAAGGCCGCACCAGCCTTAGCGAGATTCCATTCAGCATCGCCTATGCCAATCGTGTTGGCTTCATGGAGTCACGGCCACCGCTGGAAGATATTGCAGAACTGAACCTAAAGACTTATCAGATCCAATCAGACCTCGACAACCAACTGCACATCTCAGCAGTGCCAATGCTGGCATTTTATGGCTTCCCATCAAGTGCTGAGGAAGTATCCGCTGGTCCTGGCGAAGCGATTGCATTTCCTGCTGAAGGTCGCGCTGAGTACATCGAACCAGGTGGCACCAGCTTTGAATATCAATTCAAGCGGTTGGAGCAGCTTGCATTGCAAATCAATGAACTTGGTCTATCGGCAGTACTCGGCCAGAAGCTAACAGCAGAAACTGCTGAAGCCAAACGCATTAACCGCAGCCAAGGTGATAGCACCATGATGGTAATTGCGCAGAATATGCAAGACATGATCGACAACTGCTTGCAATTTCACGCGCAGTACCTTGGTCAAAATGAAGCAGCCGGTAGCTGTCATGTCAACCGTGACTTTATGGGTACTAGGCTTGACCCGCAGGAAATCAACAGCCTATTGCAGCTTTACACTGCAGGTACCATCACTCAAGAAACCTTGCTGCAGCAGTTATCTGATGGTGAGGTGCTTGGTGATGATTTTAATGTTGAGGAAGAACTGGATGCAACTGCAAATGCGGGGATGGACCTACAACCTGCTCGACAGCCTGATCAGTTGGTTAATCAACCTAGCAATGATGATCGAACCGAAGAAGCCACGGAAGCAGGAGCTTGACTATCACGTCAGTAACTTGCCAGATGAAATCTTGGCAATTGTCCGTGTGAGTTGGTACATCGATGGTAAACCAGATGAGATAGATGAAATGGTATTGCTAGAAGACGGCCAAAATGGATATGATGCATTTGCTGCTGTTGTGCAACGTGCATTAGATAAGGGTGCAAATGTAAGCATCCGGTCAGCATATAATCCAGCAGATTTAGGCATTCTGGTATGAGCACACCGGAGTCGTTATATCGCAATGCAATAGACCTAAACCGCTACAGCAACTCTGTAGCTAGGCGGGTGATCAATGCATATAACGACATCATTATTGATGCTGCCAACCAATTGCGCACCATTGATGAGTTGGCTGCACCAGTTAAAGCGGCACGGCTGCGGGCAATACTGGCGCAACTTAAAGACTCGCTTAACACCTGGGCAGGTGATGCAAGTGAGCTGATGGTGCCAGAGCTGCAAGGATTAGCAGAGTTGCAATCAGAATTTGTTACTGAACAACTACGCCGTGCATTGCCGGCTGGCAGCCGCGATGCAGTACGCACCGTAGAAATCAGTCCGCAATTTGCACAAAGCGTCGTCACCACTGATCCAACGCAGATCAATGTGGTGGCATTATCGGATGATCTATTTGCTGCAGTGCAAGGTGCACCGCAGACATTCAGCCTTACCGCTGCTCAAGGTGCCACCATCACGCTACCTAATGGTGAGGTGGTCACTAAGGCATTTCGCGGTATTGCTGTTGATCAAGCAGAGCGGTTTAGCCAAGTGGTGCGGCAAGGGTTATTGACAGGTGAAACCACACCAAGCATCGCCAAGCGGTTGATTGGTAACTTGCAATTTGGCGAGGAAGCTAAAACTGTGCGGCAACTTATTGCAGCAGGTGGCCAAGCTACTGCTGTAGCTGATAACCAAGTGATGGCATTAGTACGCACCAGCATCAACCAAGTGGCTAATACCGCCAGCCAGCAGGTGTATGAAGCAAATCAAGACATCACCAAGAAATATCGATACGTTGCCACGCTGGATACTAGGACTAGCGCAAGGTGCGCAGCACTTGATGGCCAAGAGTTTGAATATGGCCGTGGTCCAATGCCGCCGCAGCATTTCAACTGCCGATCGACGACAGTGCCAATTATCGACCCAGACATCCTGCCGCCATCAACAACAGCCACACGCGCTAGTAAAGATGGCCAAGTGCCAATCAATACTACATATGGCAAATGGCTTTATGAAAAGATGCCAGGCGAATCTAAGGCAGATGTTCTTGCTCGTCAGCAACAGGCGTTAGGCAGCAAAGCGCCATACTTCCGTAGATTGGCGGATAAATACGGCCCCGATGCAGCCATCGCCAAGCTGGTCCGTGGTGATGGCGCAGAGGTAACCTTAGAGCAGCTCCGCAAACGATATGGACCTGCCTAAACTGATCACAGTTGCTGGATGGCGTCATGCCGCTTAAGAAGTCAATCGCAGCCAACATAAAAGAGGAGATGAAAGCCGGCAAACCGCAAAAACAGGCGGTTGCTATTGCCTACGCAAAAGCCGGTAAAAGCCGCAAGG